GCAGCGAGGCCCCGCATCTCGTCGCCAAGCGCGTCGCCGAAGGCTGGTGCACGAGCAAGGCCGACGCCCTCGCGCCGAAGCCCGCAGCGCAGCCTGCCGTGCCCGTCGCCGCTGCTGACGCGCCCGCGCTCGACGTGACCTCGGACGATGTGACCGACGACGCCCCGCCTACGCGCGCGGAGCTCGAAGCGAAGGCCGCGGAACTCGGCATCAAGGTCGACAAGCGTTGGAGCGACAAGACGCTCGGGGAGCGCATCGAGTCCTTGCTTGCGGACGTAAACGCGGCGCCATCGGAGGGTTAATCCATGGGCTACTCGAAGCGGCAGTACATCGAGGCGGCGCTGACGGAGATCGGCCTCGCCGACTACGTGTTCAACCTCACGGCGAACGACCTTCAGACGGCCCTGCGCCGTCTCGACGGCATGATGGCCGAGTGGAACGAGCGCGGCATCCGTCTCGGCTACCCGCTGCCGCTCTTCCCGACGCAGAGCGACCTCGACGAACAGACCGGCGTGCCCGACCGCGCCAACGAGGCGATCGTCTGCAACCTCGCGTGCCGCATCGCGCCGAGCTACGGCAAGCAGGTCCTCCCCGCGACGATGGCGACCGCGCGCGAAGCCTACAACACGATCCTCGTCCGCGCCGCGATGCCGCAGGAGCAGCAGTTCCCGCGCACGATGCCCGCCGGCGCCGGGAACAAGCCGTGGCAGTGGCAGGGCGACCCGTTCCTCCCGCGCCCCGTCGAGCCGCTTCTCGCGGGCAACGATGCGCCGATCGACTACGACTAAGGGTTCACGATGCCAACGATCAATCAGCTCTCGCAACTCAACCAGCTCTCGGGCTCGGACCAGCTTCCCGTCTACTCGGCGAGCAACGGCGACGCGCGCAAGGCGTCGCTCTCGACGCTCCTCGCGTACATCGAGGCGCAGTTCGTTTCGCCGGACTACGTGACGCAGTACGCCTCGCCGAACGTCAACGGGACCAACGTGCAGGTCGCGAGCACGACGGCTCCGACATGGCTCGTGCTCACGCCGACGGGCCCCTTCGCGGCGATGACGATCACGCTTCCCGCCGCCGCGCAGATCGCCGATGGGACGGAGCTCCTCGTCTTCTGCTCGCAGGCCGTTGCGGCGCTCACGTTGGCCCTTAACGGGGCGACCGGCGTCTTCGGCGCCCCTACTGCGCTCTCGGCGAACTCGTCGTTTAAACTGCGCTTCAACGCCGCGGCGGCGGCGTGGTACATCGAGCAGAACACGACGACGGTGACGCAGGGCGTGTGGACGCCCGCCCCGACGCTGGCGACGCCGCCGGTGAACACGACCTTCGCCGGGCGCTACACGCAGGTGGCGAATCAAGTGACGTTCGAGCTCTCGTTCACGCTCGGCGCCGCGTCTTCGTTCCAGTTCGTAACGGCGACGGACTACTTCACCGGACTCCCGCTCGGGGTGATGCCGCCGACGAACGCGGGCTTCATCGGCACGCCGCTCGACGGCTGGCAGCTCGCCGTCGTCTTCCTCGGTGGCCAGTGGCGAGCGGCGTTCACGAAAGCCGGTTCGCCGACATTTACTGCATCGTCGCCGCCGCAAGCTGCGGGCACCCAGTATCGTTTCGTTGCAACCTACCTGATCTGAGGCCGCATCCATGAGCTACTACACCCAGCCATTCGCCCCCGACTACGGGAAGGGCGTTCTCGTTTCCCCCGGTGTCGCGTCTGCGGTGCAGGCGTTCCCGAACAACGCAAACGCCGTCGAGCTCACGAACCTCAGCACCACGGTGCGGTGTTCGGTGCGCTTCGGCGAGACGAGCTCGCTCACCGCCGACCTCAATGCGGACTACACGATCATGCCCGGCATGAAGTGCGTCATCACGAAGCAGCGCGGCTACCAGTTCTTCGCGTTCGTCGGGTCCGCCGCGGGCGGCTCGCTCCACGTTGTTCCCGGCGAGGGCTTCTGACATGGGCCTCAAAGCAGTTGCAAATCTCGGCTCGGGCGGCGGTGGCGGCGGCGTATCTGGCAGCGGAACGCCGGGCACCATCCCGATCTGGAACACGTCGACGGATCTCACCAACTCGCCGCTCAGCTTCGCTTCGTCGACGCTGACGTACTCGTCGGCCATCACGACGCAGACGTTCGCGGCGAACCAGACGTGGAACGTGCCGAACAGCACGTTCGGCCTTCAGATCGGTCGAGCCGGAGCCAATGCGGCGCTCAAGGTCGATGCGGCAAACCGCTACGTTGGCATCGATAGCCCGTCGACTCCGGCCGACAAGCTTCACCTTGCCGAAGCGGGCGCCCTTGCGCTCCGAATGCAGAACGTCACGGCGGGCACCTACTGGCAACACAAGGTCGACGGCTCCGGCAACTGGGGCCTCGCCGTCAACGGCGGCACGAACGCGCTGACGGTGCTTGCGGCGAATGGAAACGTCGGCATCGGCACGACGAGTCCGGCTCGCAGGCTGGAGATTTCCTCCGCTGCGCCGCTCCGCATGGGGTCAGGAGGCGAACACTTCGACTTCCTGCAGTTCACCACCAACACATGGTCGTGGCTCTCCAACGCGGGCAACTATGTCCTGACGATGCAGACGACCGGCAACGTCGGCATCGGCACGACGAGCCCAGGCTTTCGGCTCGACGTGGTGGGAGCGCCATCGGCGACCGCTGCGCGCATCCAGGTCAACAACGGCAACACGTCGCCCGTGCTGAACGCAGAGCCCGGTCTCAACTTCGTCAATACGGCAAACACGAACGGCGTGTACACGTCGATCACGAACCGTGACTCGGCCAACAACCCGAACACGCAGATCAACTTCATCAACGTTAACCAGACGGGCAGCGGCGCGATCAACTTCGTGACGCGCGATTCCGCGACTGGGTTTGCCGAACGTATGCGCATCGACAGCGCCGGCATCACGACGTTCACGAGCCACGTCCGCGCCACCGGCACAACGGCTCCGCTCCCAGCGTTCTCGACGCCCAACGACCCGAACACGGGCATGTACTTCCCGGCGGCGGATCAGGTCCGCATTTCGACGGGCGGCTCTCCAGGCTTCGGCATCGACTCGTCGCAGAACGCGCAGATCAACTCCGGATATGGGTCTCTTGCGACGTTCTACGGCACCCGCGCGTGGGTGAACTTCAACGGGACGGGCACGGTCGCTATCCGCGCGAGCGGCAACGTGTCGAGCATCACGGACAACGGCACCGGAGACTACACGGTCAACTTTGCTGCCGCGCTCGTCGATGCTAATTACGGCGTGGCGTTTGGCGCTGGGCACGGGGCTGGATTCAACAACGTAGCAAACCTCGCGATTGAATATAACGTGGGCACGGGCGCCGCAACGCTGAAGTCGACTACGCAGCTCCGAATCGGGAGCACCTATTCGGATCCATCCGCCGCTGGATATTTTGACGCTCCCGAGGCGCACGTTTCGATTTTCCGATGAGGTTTAGAATGAGCACCGAAAGCCGAGTGATTTACAAGGATGCGACATCGGGCCGCGTGGTCGTTGTGGTCCCGGCGCCCGCGGCCGTAGCCAAGCACGGCATCGAAGCGATCGCGCAAAAGGACGTTCCGGCTGGTACGCCATACAAGATCGTGAGCGTCGACGACATCCCATCGGACCGCACGTTCCGCAACGCGTGGGACATCGACGCGGCACTGCTCACCGATGGCGTCGGTAGCGAGTCGAATGAGTTTCCCGCAGAGGAGGGCGCATCGTGATCACGGTCAACATCGACAAGGCAAAGGCGATTGCGCATGGTCTGCGCCGCGAGGCTCGCTCAAAGGAGTTTGCACCGCATGACGAGGTGATCGCGAAGCAAATCCCCGGCGCGGGTGTAGCAGCGGCGGAGGTTGCGCGGCAGGCAATCCGCGAGAAGTACGCGGACGTGCAGGCGCGCATCGACACAGCGGCTGACGCGTCCGCGCTCAAGGACATCCTCGTGGAAATCGGCGCCGCGAGCGCCTGAACCGAAAGAAGCACATGTACGCAGTCATCGAACCCGTAGCCGTTTTTCCTGGCGCAGCTCACACGCTCATCCTCCTGAACCCCATCGTAAACCTTGGACAGTCCGCGTTCTTCACGGCGTACCTCAAGGACACACCGGACGGCGTATGCCTGACACCCGGCGCCACGCTGATCATGACCGGCGACGCCTATGCGCAGTGGGGTACGGATGATGATTACCCGTATGAGTGGGCCGCTGCGCAGCTCGGCCTGACCATCATCGAGATCGTGCCCGACGCGCCGCCTGCGCCGCCTGCGCCGCCCGTGGCCGACGAGCCCGCGCCCGTGGTAGAGGAGGAATGATGGAACCCCGCCCGACCGTGCTGCAAGTGCTCGAAAACGTCACCCGTGCTTGGCTCGACAAGCGCCCGGTAACGCTCGAGGAGGCGGGTTTCCTCGCGCAGTTCATCGCCGAGGAGAAGGCCAAGAGCGCCAAGAGCGACGCGCCCGTCGTCCCTGCTCCGGCGAACGAGTAGCGTCATGCCCGCGAAGCCCGTCAAGAAGGCCGAGATGAAGTGCAACGTGGCTCGGCGTACGCCGGACCATCCGAAGAAAACGCACGTCGTCAAAGCCTGCGAAGGCGGGAAAGAGAAGGTCATCCGGTTCGGCGAGAAGGGTGCCGAGCCGAAGCCGCCGCGCAAGGGCGAGAGCGAAGCCGACAAGAAGAAGCGCGCCTCGTTCCACGCGAGGCACGCGAAGAACATCGCCAAGGGCAAGATGTCCGCCGCGTGGTGGGCAGCGAAAGAGCGCTGGTAAATGGCAGCCATCCCCATCCTCGCCGGAATCTACGCGAACACGTCGCCCGACTTCCGGACGGCGTACCCCGTCAACATGGTCCCCGTGCCGAAGGCGACGGGCATCAGCGAGGCGTACTTGCGCCCCGCCGACGGCATCGTGAGCGAGGGCACGGGACCGGGCGTCGACCGTGGCGGCATCAACTGGAACGGCAACCTGTACCGCGTCATGGGCTCGAAGCTCGTGCGCATCGACGCGCTCGGGACCGTGCACGTCATCGGCGACGTCGGCCTCGGCGGCTACGTCACGTTCGATTACAGCTTCGATCAGCTCGCGGTCGCGAGCGGCGGCAAGCTCTACTACTCGAACGGAACGACGCTCACGCAGGTGACGGACCCCGACCTCGGCGTCGTCGTCGATTTCTGTTGGGTCGACGGCTACTTCATGACGACGGACGGCGAGTTCCTCATCGTCACGGAACTCAACGACCCGACGCAGGTGAACCCGCTCAAGTACGCGAGCAGCGAAGCGGACCCCGATCCCGTCGTCGCGCTGGTGAAGGTGCGCAACGAGGTGA